TTAATTCTTCCATGTTAAACATTCCCGGAGGTGCAGTCTGTGCTAACTGCATTGCCATCTGTGTCATCATAAGTCTATGTGCAGATGAAGGTATATTAGGGTCACTTACAGGAATAATATCAATCTTATTATCAAAGTCTGTTCTAAATATTTCTGAAGATTCACCCGGAACATCATAAGGATATCTTTGTGGTAAACTTTCTGAATCTATACGTGCAAGTATTTTAAATTCTTCTTTTTGTGATTTGTGTAATCTTTTATGTATCGCAGTAAAAAATTTACTTGAAGCTTCAAGCAATGCCATAGTTGTGCCAACAGGTCCATAGTTAGAACCTTCACTAATAATCTGCTCAGTTGTATCTGCAAACTTCTGACCTGCACCTGCAACATAAGTCATCATATTATATAATGTACCTGATGGTTCTTTATATGGAAACATAACAATAGATTTATTTAAATCCATACCTGTTGCTTCTACTTCTTTAAACTCACCCGGAGCAATAGGGTCATTATCTCCTACAACCTTTACACCCTTTGCTTTAAATCCACCCTGTAAGTTTGCAAACTGACCTGCATCAATTAAACTTCTCATTGCTGCAGTTGCAGACATTGTAAGGTTTCCTAAAAAGTGTATAAGACCTAATCCATAAAAACCAAATCCCGGAACAAATCTATAATGTGTAAAAAACATTTTCTTTTGTTTTGTTATATCATCTTCATTCCAGTTTCTTCTAATAGATAAAACTTTTTGTGACTGCTCTT